GATGGTATTGACAGTAAAGGAGAATCTACAACTGGAGATTCTGCAAGATTACAAGTAAATTACTCAAGCGGAATTCTGGATATGTATAGTCAAAATTCTGGTTCATACGGAACATCTGGTTCTTGGTTTATTATTAGCGCCTGTGGTACATTACGTCTTGCATAAATAACTTTATACCTCTAGTGGATGCTAGGGGCGGACAAAAGGAGAAAAATAATGGCGATTACAAAACGTACAGAACAAGATAAAATTGAAGTAGTAGGCGAGTTCAAGCACATTCAAGTGAGAACTGCTACTGTTATTGAAGAAGATGGTGTAGAACTTTCTAGAAGTTTCCACAGACATACTGTTGATCCAGATGCAGATTCATCTGGTGAAAGTGCAGATGTAAAGGCAATGGTTGCACAGTTTCATACTGATACAGTCAAAGCTGCATATGCAAAACATCTAGAAGATAATAAACCATCTGAAGAGTAATCAACTCTAAAGTTATGTTATGCAGAATTATGATCATTACCTTGGAAACCCTCTACTAAAGAAATCTAATGTTCCTGTAGAGTGGACAAAAAAACAAATTCTTGAATATCAGAAGTGTATGGAAAATCCCATATACTTCATTAAGAACTACATCAAGATTGTGTCTCTTGATGAAGGACTTGTGCCGTTCAAGATGTACGACTTCCAAGAAGATATCGTAGACACAATTCATAACGACAGATTCACTATATGTAAGATGCCAAGACAGTCTGGTAAATCCACGACTATGGTATCTTACATTCTTCACTACGTTCTATTCAACCCCAACATGAATGTTGCAATCCTTGCCAACAAGGCAGCGACTGCACGAGACATTCTTGGTAGACTGCAACTCGCATACGAGAATCTTCCTAAGTGGTTACAACAAGGGGTGGTGTCTTGGAACAAGGGTTCGGTAGACTTAGAGAATGGTAGTAGGGTGGTTGCATCCTCTACATCTTCATCTGCTGTTCGTGGTGGTTCTTACAACATGATATTCTTGGACGAATTTGCATTCGTTCCAACTAACGTGGCAGAGGACTTTTTCAGTTCTGTGTATCCCACAATTTCATCTGGTAAATCTACAAAGGTTATTATTGTATCAACACCTAACGGTATGAATCTTTTCTACAAGTTATGGGTGGATGCAGAGAACAAAAGAAACTCATATAATATCATAGATGTTCACTGGAGTCAAGTGCCAGGCAGAGATGAGAAGTGGCGAACAGAAACAATCGCAAACACTTCAGAGGAACAGTTCAGAAGAGAGTTCGACTGTGAGTTCCTTGGTTCTGCAAATACACTGATTGCGCCTGCAAAGATTAAGTCGATGGCATTCCACAATCCTATTCAGTCAAACGCTGGATTGGATATGTACGAGAAACCAAATGACGGTGGTACATACGTTGTGGTTGCTGACGTTGCAAGAGGAACGAATAACGACTACTCTGCATTTATTGTCTTTGACGTAAGTACAGTTCCTTATAAGATAGTTGCAAAATATCGTAACAATGAAATCAAACCCCTACTATTTCCCAATATTATCTACGATGTATCTAAGGCATACAACGAAGCATACGTTATGGTTGAGGTAAATGATATCGGCGAACAGGTTGCAACTGCACTACAGTTTGACTTGGAGTATGACAACCTTATAATGGCAAGTATGCGAGGTCGTGCAGGTCAAGTCGTTGGGGGTGGTTTTAGCGGTGGAAAAGCGCAACTTGGGGTAAGGACAACAAAAGCGGTAAAAAGACTAGGATGCTCTAATCTAAAACAAATTGTAGAGACAGACAAGTTAATCATCAATGATTATGACTTAATCAATGAGTTCTCAACCTTTATTCTTAAAGGACAATCATTTGAGGCAGAGGAAGGACACACAGATGACCTTGCAATGTGTTGTGTATTGTTCTCTTGGTTGGTAGAACAAACGTACTTCAAAGAACTGACTGACGATGATATTCGTGCAAGAATGTTCTTAGAACAACAACATCAACTAGAACAGGACATGGCACCGTTTGGTTTCGTGGACGATGGACTAGACGATGGGCCCACTATGATAGATGAGTATGGAACACGGTGGAGTCCAGTGGTTCGTTCCTATGATTCTGATTGGTAGAAAACACTAAAAACCTACATAATGTCAATGATATCGTTTTCTAACTTGAGAAAGCAGTTTGCACAAACAACTTTGGATTTACTGATATAATCGTTTACTTCGGTTCTAGATTGTTCGTTCAAACCCTTTCTTTTTGTAAGAGTTCGTATCTTCCTCTCGTGAGGATAAAATTGGAGACAGGCAGTTTCAGATTCCCCACAGTAATTACAGACTTTATCACCAAGATACTCGTTAACCCATATCTTGCGTGCCCTGTAGTTACGCTTAGAAACCTTTTTTATGGTTTCTTTGTACTTTTCGTAGTGTTCTGACATGAAACTATTTATGTGCTTAACGACCTATAAAAATCAAGTGTAGAATAAGATTTTTATAAATATTGATGTAAGTTTGGAAACTTAAATATTATAATGAATCCATAAAAGGAGAAAACAAAGATGGCATTTCAACTATCCCCTGGCGTACTCGTCAAAGAGATAGACTTGACTAATGTTGTTCCTGCTGTTGCAACATCTATTGGTGCAATTGCTGCTGGATACCCACAGGGCCCAGTAGAAGAAATAATTCCTATTGCTTCGGAACAAGATCTGGTTACAGTCTTTGGTAAACCTCATGCAACGAATTTTGAGACATGGTTTACTGGCGCTAACTTTCTTCAATACGGAAACGCTCTTCGTGTAGTTCGTGCTGATTGTGCAAATCACAAAAACGCTACCGCAGATGGTGCTGGATTGAAGATTAAAAACGATTTTGATTATGAAACTAACTATGCCGGTGGACAAGGTTCTGTCGGTAACTGGGCAGCAAAGTTCCCTGGCACATATGCCAACGGTGTTGCTGTTTCAATCTGTTCTAACGCAACTGCATTTGAACAAAACTTTGCTGGTAACGCTGGTACACTTGGTGTAACAACTGGTACTCCTGCTATTGGTGCAACAACTGTTGGTGTTGACAATGGTGGTGGTTCTGCTGGTGCTGGTGGTTCTGCATATAATGTCGGTGACATTGTATTCTTCCAAGAAGCAGACGGACAACAGTACGAGGTTACTGCAATCTCAACAGACAATCTAACAATCAGACAACTGGATAATCCAAACGGTGGTGGACTTAAAACTGCACTTGCTGCTGCGACTAATGTTCGTAGACGTTGGAGATACTATGACTTGTTTGATGGTGCGCCTGGCACATCAACTTGGGCAACTGACAAAGGTATCTCTAATGATGAGATGCACGTTGTTGTCTTTGATGGTGGTGGAAACGTAACTGGTTTTGACGCTGATCTTGCTGGACAAAGAGGAAACGCTGCAATGGAAACTTATCCATTCGTTTCTCAGGCATCTGGTGCTAAGACTGCACAAGGTGGAACTAACTTCTATGCAAACGTAGTGAACACAGGTTCGTCTTTCGTAAGATGGATGGATCACGACAGTTCACTTTCTAATGCTGGAACAGATGTTGCATCTGGTGCTGCATACGCATCAACTGCTGGTAAAGCAGGTGTTATTAATGCATCTCTTACAGGTGGTGTAGACGCTGACCCATCACTGGGTGAGTTGGACACTGCATATCAGTTGTTTGCTGACGCTGACACTGTTGACATTAACCTTGTGATGGCAGGAACTGCTCCTACTGGTAGTACAAACGGTGTTGCACACGCAACTAATGTTATGGACTTGGTAGAAGCAAGAAAAGACTGTATCTGTTTCATCTCTCCTCGTAGAGAAGATGTTGTGGGTATCACAAGTTCAATCACTCAGACAAACAATGTAGAAGCATTCTTTGACAACCTTGCATCTTCTTCATATGCAGTATTCGATAGTGGATACAAGTATATGTACGACAGATACAATGATGTGTATAGATATGTACCATTGAATGGTGACATTGCTGGTTTGTGTGCGAACACTGACCAAGTTGCTGACGCATGGTTCTCCCCTGCTGGTTACAACAGAGGACAGATCCGTGGTGCAGTTAAACTTGCATACAACCCAAATAAGGCACAAAGGGATATTCTTTATCCTGCTCGCATTAACCCTGTTATTTCACAGGCAGGTCAAGGAACATTCTTGTTTGGTGACAAGACTGCTCTTTCTAGACCTTCTGCGTTTGATAGAATCAATGTGCGTAGATTGTTCCTCGTTCTTGAAAAAGCGATTGCGACTGCATCGAAATTCCAACTCTTTGAGTTCAACGATTCATTCACAAGAGCACAGTTTAAGAACTTGGTAGAACCTTTCTTGAGAGATGTACAAGGACGTAGAGGTATTACTGACTTCTCAGTAGTCTGTGACGAAACCAATAACACTGGTGAAGTTATCGACAGAAACGAGTTTATCGGTGACATCTTTATTAAACCTGCTCGTTCAATCAACTTTATTACACTGAACTTTATCGCCGTAAGAACTGGTGTCGAGTTTAGTGAGGTAGGAGGATAATTATGAGTATAGATCAGTTCAAAAGTAGACTTCGTGGTGGTGGTGCTCGCGCTAACCAGTTCAGAGTTTCACTTAACCCTCCGGCAATCACAACTGGATTGATACCAGAAAATGCAAGTTTCATGGTTAAGGCGGCAAATCTGCCTGGCCAAGCTATCACTGAAATTCCTGTCAACTTTAGAGGTAGACAGTTATTTGTTGCTGGTGATAGAACATTTGAGACTTGGACAACAACCATTATGAACGATACGGATTTTGCAATCCGTAACGCTATGGAAAGATGGATGAATGGTATCAACGACTTGGAAACAAGTGTTGGTGTTTCAAACATGACTCTTTATACTTCTGACATTCTCATTGAACAGTTGGATAGAGATAATAGTGTTCTGAAATCTTACACTCTAAAAACTTGTTGGCCTACTGCAATTGCAGCAATCGACT